TGTAGAAGAATTAAAAAAAACAAAACAGAAGCTTACAAATTATCTTGCACAGAATCAGCGTTAATTGCATTAATAAGGGGTATGCTCATGAAATTATATGTGTTCACTAAGAAAGATATAGACAGATTCTTGATAGAGTGTAATTTTACACCGGACGAAGAAAGACTGTTCCGGATGAGATGTCAGGAACGCACTCTCGAATACTGTGCTGAGTAGATGAATGTGAGCATATCAACAGCAAAGCGGTTAAGCCGGAGGGTAAATAATAAAATAATCAAAGTATGCTGATACTTTTCATATACTTATATGGGTCTTAGACGAACTGTCTAAGGCTCTTTTTTTATTTTAGAATATAATCAGAAAGGCGGTGTATAAGATGGCATTATATAACAATCCTTATCAATATAGTTTTGGCGTTCCTGGGCAGATGAACCAGTTCCAGCAACAGCCTGTCCAGATGCCAACCCAACCAGTACAGCAACCACAGCAGAATAATAGCGGTATCCTGTGGGTATCCGGCGAAGTCGGCGCAAAATCCTATCTGGTAGCACCTGGGACAAGCGTTTTACTGATGGATTCAGAGAGTGAAAAGTTCTACATAAAATCTACAGACGTTTCTGGTATGCCACAACCATTACGGACGTTTGAGTATCATGAAATAGGCACTCAGATGCCACCTAAGCAGCCTGTTCAGAACATGGACAGTAAGTACGTCACCAGACAAGAATACGATGATTTAAAAGCCAAATGCGACGCTATAGCAAGTCGATTAAATTCATTTTCTGAACCTGTTAGAACTAATACTGTACAGGAGCCAGCAATCGAGGGAGGAAATGCAGATGAGTAATCCATTATTTAACGCACTTGGCGGTGGGATGACACAGGGAAATGGGCCAATGCAGATGATGCAGCAGTTTATGCAGTTTAAACAGAATTACAAAGGAAACCCAAAAGAAGAAGTCCAGAAAATGTTGCAGTCTGGAAAGATTTCTCAACAGCAGCTTAACCAAGTTCAGCAGATGGCAGGGCAGTTTCAGAATCTGCTGAAAGGAATGAAATAGTACATTACAATCTGGCCAGATTGATGTAAATACACAATAAAGGAGATTATAACTATGGATGGAAATTATAGCTTAGCAGACATTGCCGCTGCTACTGGAAATGGCAGAAATAATGACGGCATGTTTGGTGGAGATGGTGCATGGTGGCTTATCGTGCTTTTCTTGTTCGTATTCTGCGGATGGGGAAACAACGGATGGGGCAATAACGGCAATGGCGGCGGATATGCAGCCACAGCAGCTACTCAAGCAGACATTCAGAGAGGATTTGATAACTCCGCAGTAATCAGCAAACTTGACGGAATCAATAGCGGCCTGTGTGATGGCTTTTATGCCATGAATAACGGTATGCTTACCGGATTCAATGGAATCAACACAAACATCATGCAGACCGGCTTTGGAATCCAGCAGGCAATCAATGCCGATACTGTAGCCAATATGCAGAATACAAACGCATTGCAGGCGCAGCTTGCAAACTGCTGTTGTGAAACCAGGGAAGCTATCCAGGGCGTGAACTACAACATGGCGCAGAACACCTGTGCATTGCAGAACACCATGAACAGCAACACAAGAGATATCATTGACAATCAGAATGCTGGAACCAGAGCGGTTCTTGATTACCTGTGTGCAAAAGAAAACGCAGATTTAAGAGATAAAGTTCAGAAACTTGAGCTTGCTGCTTCTCAGTCTGCGCAGAATGCTTACATTGCGGCAAATCAGGAAGCGCAGACGGCAGAACTGATTCGCAGAATAAGTCCTATGCCTGTGCCATCCTACGTAGTCCCAGCGCCATATCCATATTCTGGATGCGGATGCAACACCGGATGTAATTGCTGATAACTTCATATCGAGAGTATCTTTCGATTGATTCGGATGTCGGCTTATGCCGTTTTACACAGAGGGGCAGGCTGAGACCTGTCCTTTTGTGATATGAAAGGGGTAAAAATTATGGCAGAATTTACAAATGTAGCTGCTCAGACTGTAGCAGCAAATGGAAACGTAGTATTTTCAAACACAGCAGTCAAAGGTTCTAACTGTATTCAGCACAGAGAGGGAAGTGGAATTATAACTCTAAGAGGACTGACTAATCAGTGCAAAGCGAGATTCTTTGTGGATTTTTCTGGTAATATCGCAATTCCAACAGGCGGTACTGTTGAAGCTATTTCTCTGGCTATTGCAATCTCTGGCGAACCGGTTCTTTCTTCTCAGATGATTTCCACACCGGCAGCAGTAGACCAGTATAACAATGTGTCCTCTGGCATCTATATTGATGTACCTCGCGGATGTTGCGTTAATATCGCAGTAGAGAATACAAGCGATCAGGCAATTTCTGTTGCGAACGCAAATATTGTCGTGACCAGAGAAGCATAGGAGGTGTGATTATGAGAGACATTAAAGACTTATGTGCAAGAATTGAAGACGAACTGTCCAAAATCGCTGACAGTGGGTTGACTACTGGAAATCTGGAAATGACATACAAGCTGATTGATATGTACAAAGATATAAAGAACACACAGTACTGGGACAAGAAAGTGGAGTATTACAACACTGTCCTTGATGAGATGCGTAGCGGATACAATGACGATTACAGCGAGCGTGGAAGAAAACATGACAGCATGGGGAGATACAGCTCAAGTGACGGCAGAATGATGCCAGATTACGACCGGGGCAATTCTTATGCCAGACGTGGTGAACATTATGTCAGAGAGCATTACAGCCGCTCTGATGGGCGAGACACTTACGATGACTACATGACACAGAAGCAGAGCTATCGCTCCGGGAAGTCTGAAGACTGCAAAAGAAAAATGCTTGCTGCACTGGAAGAACACATGGATGAGCTTACCACGGAATTGAGCGATATGTCCAAGGACGCAGAATGCCGGGAAGAACGTGATCTTGTTAAGAGATACGTTGAGAAATTAAGAAATATGCTTTGATTTGACAAAATGTGGGGACAACTTTTTTAAAAGAATGTGATACTATAATCTTGCAAGGCGTGGTGAACCTTGTAGGGCTTGCTGATTAGAAGTTTTTGCTTTCTTTTTCGTTTCATGTCCTCCTTTCTTTGCGAATATGCCCTTAAGAGAAACAGATGAAGCAGATTTGAGCGGAATCTGGAGGTTGAAAAGCGGGTGCAATTTCCGGCATATTCATTAGCCAATTTGACTGACTGGTAACACCTCCTTGTAAATGAAACAACATCTCCGTGAAAGTCGGATAGTGGCAGGCATAACACGATAAATACCTTGCTAACCCGGGAATCCGGGTTATGGGAAAGCGGCAACGATTGGCGGTGTTGCGGCGGTCTGTAAAACCGTTCCCTCGTGGTAAACATTATAGGTTCAATTCCTATCTTTCCCATTACCTTGCCAGTGGTCTAACTGGCTTAATCCATTTACCTGCGGCGGCAGGTCAATAAACACGACCAGGAGGATATATGCAGAAACTTATTGACACATTAAAATCATTTGGAATTGAAATCCCGGAGGATAAACAGGCAGATGTGAAAAAGGCACTTTCTGAGAATTACAAGAATGCAAAAGAAGTTGCAAAAACTCTGTCAAAAGTTGAGGGAGAACGAGATAACTGGAAAGAACGTGCTGAGACAGCAGAAGAAACCTTAAAAGGCTTTGACGGTATCGACCCGGCGAACATTCAGACAGAGCTTGCTGAATGGAAGAAAAAAGCCGAGGATGCAGAGAAAGAATTCAATGCGAAGATCTATGACCGCGATTTTTCAGACGCACTTAAAACAGCACTTGATGATGTTAAATTTTCCAGTGAGGCTGCAAAGAAGTCTGTTATGGCAGACATCAAAGAAGCCGGATTGAAGCTGAAAGACAGTAAAATCCTTGGACTGAACGACTTGATCGAACAGATGAAGCAGTCTGACGCGTCTGCTTTTGTGGATGAATCTCAGCAGCAGGCTCAGCAGAACCAGGCAAGATTTACCACTCACGTTGGACAGCAGCAGACACCGGGAAGTATGACAAAGAAAGATATCGAAGCAATCAAAGACCCGTCTGAGAGACAGGCTGCAATTGCTCAGAATATCCAGTTATTCCAGTGATTTTTTACACCGACTATACGTTAGAGTATAGCCGCTAACCCAATACCTTAACAATTATGGGTAGAAAGGATTTTTTATGCCAGCAAAAACAAATCTTATTATGACTAATGATATTCATGTCACAGCACGTGAGATTGACTTTGTTACCAGATTCGAAAGAAACTGGCAGCACTTACGTGATATTCTGGGTATCATGAGACCTATCAAAAAGCAGCCGGGTGCTGTACTCAAGTCCAAATACGCAGAGGGTACTTTACAGAGCGGAAAAGTTGGTGAGGGTGAGGAAATCCCTTACAGCAAATTCGTTGTAAAAGAAAAGGACTATGCGGAAATGACTATCGAGAAGTACGCAAAGGCTGTGTCTATCGAAGCAATCAAGGATCACGGTTACGAGAACGCTGTTCAGATGACCGATGATGAATTCCTTTTCCAGCTTCAGACTGATGTTACCGGCAGATTCTATGATTATCTGAAAACCGGTACACTTACTTCCACAGAAACAACATTCCAGATGGCCCTGGCAATGGCTAAAGGCCGTGTAGAGAACAAATTCAAGCAGATGCACAGAAATGTGACTGGCGTTGTTGGATTTGTGAATATTCTTGACGTATATGAATACCTCGGAGCAGCTGAGATCACTATTCAGAACCAGTTCGGATTCCAGTACATGAAAGATTTTATGGGCTTCAATACAATCTTCCTGTTATCCGACAGCGAAATCCCGAGAGGAACAGTTATCGCTACCCCTGTTGAGAATATCGTTCTGTACTATGTTGACCCGAACGAATCCGATTTCGCAAGAGCAGGACTCGTATACACTGTATCTGGCGAAACAAACCTGATCGGATTCCACACACAAGGTAATTATCACACAGCAGTATCCGAAGCATTCGCAATCATGGGACTTACTCTTTTTGCGGAGTACATTGACGCAATCGCAGTAATTACCATTGATGAGACACCAACGCTTGGCACTCTGACAGTAACATCTGCGGCAGGAACAGCAACTGGTGATACAAAAATCACTGTAAATCCGGCTAAGGAAAACTCCAACAACGTATACAAATACAAAGTTGCGGCAGACGCAGTAACTGTTGAATATGGACAGAACCTCAGAAATTGGACTTCTTGGGATGGAAAGGCTGACATTAAGGCGGCAACCGAACAGAAGATTACAGTGGTTGAGTGTGATGGAACATATAAAGCACTGAATTCCGGAAGCGCAAGCGTAACAGCAAAATCATAAACGCAGGAGGTAACTGGCATGGCTTATGCAGATTATAAATTCTATACAGAATCATTCGGTAATGTCGTGCCAGAAACCGACTTCCCACGACTGGCAGAAAGAGCCAGTGATTTTGTGGACACAATGACGTTTGACAGGTTGGTGGACGGACTGCCAACAAATGAACGCTCACAGAAGCGTATCAAAAAGGCGGTCTGTTCATTGGCTGAATTAATGTATCAGATTGAGCTTGCTGAAAAGAATGCTACCAATGCCGCTGCGAGCGGTACGTCAACTGCAATCGGGTCTGGTGGTAGCACGACAGGCATTGTAACATCTGTATCATCTGGCAGTGAATCCATCTCTTATGCAACGCCACAGCAGATCGGAGCAAGTGCAAAGGAATGGAGCGCAGTGTATGCCGCCGCTGGAGACGTACAGAAAACGAACGACTTACTCTTAAAGACGGCTTTGCCGCTTCTGATGGGAGTAAGGACGGATGATGGAATACCGATTCTTTATGCGGGGGTGTGAGTATGAAATGCAGACAGTGTGGAAAAGAACTTAAGCCACATTGGAGTACCGACATTTGCCTTGAATGTTCAAGGGAAAATATGAAAAAGATATTCAGAGAAAATCCCGAAGTAAAGCAGGCATTCCGTGAAACTATTGAAGAACTTAAAAAGCCTGAAAATGTTGAGAAAATGGCTAAAAATACAGCTGATTTTATGAATGCTATTCAGGCGTTAAGGGGTGATAAATAATGGACATTTCAACATTAGGCTCATGTATAGCAATCGTTATGATTTGCTACATAGTAGGAATGGGATGCAAAGCATCAAAAAGAATCTCTGATGAATGGATTCCAGTTATCATGGCGGTTATTGGCGGAATTCTCGGAGCTGTCGGAATGGGAGTTATCCCGGATTTCCCGGCATCGGATTATATCACAGCAGTTGCAGTCGGTATGTTTAACGGATTGTCGGCAACTGGTGTGAATCAGGTTATTAAGCAGACAGTGCAGAAAGAATAATTAAGGAGAGGATATCATGTATTCGTCTAAAATTACACTTTTCAACTATTACGAAAGTGCCACAACAGGAGATGCGTACTGGTATCCTCATGTTTTATCCGGCGTCGACCTCATTACGGATAAAGGGGCAATCCTTAAGAAATACGGACCAAACGCAACTGACAACGCACAGTTACACGTTCGATACACTGTCCAGAACGGCGATGCAACCATTACTGATAAAGACGGTAAGATTCTTCCATGGATGCCACCTAAAGAGTGGAAACAGCAGATTAACAACGCTCTGGAGGACACTATTACATTCTCGGATGAATCATTCTTCTGGGAGGGTGAGTGGATTGGCGGAACGGTAACCGATAGCGATTATCGGAATGGATTCTATCAGTACATGAATGAGAACAGAGATAACGTGTTTAAGATTACCAGTGTTGGCGGTCCGTATACGCTGATTCCACATTTTGAGATTCTGGGTAAGTAATATGAGTAAGATTCATCATTTCAAAGGATTCTCCATAGTCGATGGAGATATGAAAATCAAGCTGAATATGGACAGGTTTTCCAGACAGTATCAAGAAGCCCAGTATCTCCTTGACGGAATGGTTATGGACAGCATGGTTCCATTTATGCCAATGATTACCGGAAATTTTATCAATCGGACAAGAGTTGAGAGTACATCTTTGCAAGGAACTGGGAAAGTATGCGCGGCGGCGGCTCCTTATGGGCGTTTTCTGTACGAGGGGAAAGGAATGGTTGATGAAGCAACTGGAAGTCCCTACGCAAGACGTGGAGCAAAGAAAGTTCTTGTTAGTCAGTTTTCTGGTCAGACAGCCGCAAAGGAAAATCTTGAATACACCAAACAAATTCACCCACAGGCACAAGCAAAGTGGTTCGATGCCGCTAAACGACAATACGGTAGCACATGGATTCGCAAAGTAAAAGCACAGGCAGGAGGTGGCAGACATGGCGGATAAACCTATCGGAAAAGATGCAACCGGATACGAGATTCTGACAGATGCCATGAAAGCACTTCTGAACCAGTATCCGGGACTATATGAAAATGAAACAATCAAGTTTGAGGAACTTGGCAAGGAGTCCGGAATTGCGTTCTCGGCAGACAACGGGGCGCTGATCTATTCAGAAAAAGAAGATGTTTGCGGAACGATGCATCAGGTATGTCAGTACCCATTTTACGTGGTATATCGTACAGCATCTGACAAAGAAAGGCAGAAACTATCTGTTCAGAAGTTCCTTGACAATCTCGGTAAATGGATATGCCGGGAACCAGTTATTATAAATGGCTCTGAGACGCGTTTAAATGTGTTTCCAGAGCTTTCACAGGGGCGAGTGATAAAACGTATCACACGTGACAACTCCTATGGTTTAGAACCGCAGGAGAACGGCGTACAGGACTGGTTGCTTCCAATCACAGTAAAATACGAATATGACTGGGAAAAATGGTGATTACACCACTTAAATATAACAACTAACCGGCTATCAATTGGAGATAGTCGCTAACCTACACAGCCTTTAAGAGTTATAGGCAGAAAGGACATTTCTATGGCAGTTACAGGCAAAATTGACCGTAAATACATGGCTCATTATATTGACGCAGGTTCCCTCTGTGGAGGACTGACGCCGAAATATGAGCGTCTTGGAAAGGACCTGGAAGAGTATAACGTAGAACTCAATCCAGATACTGAAACATCTAAAAACATTCTTGGAGAATCCACATTTAAACACAACGGCTATGAAGTTTCTTCTGACGCTGATCCGTTCTATGCAGACACTACTTCTGATCTGTTTACAGCATTGCAGAAGATTGTAGATGGACGTCTCAAAGACGACAACCTCAAAACAAAAGCAGTTGAAGTTCATCTCTGGACAGAAGCCACGGCAGGCAAGTATGAAGCATACCAGCAGGACTGCTACGTTGTACCGACTTCCTATGGCGGCGATACATCCGGCTATCAGATTCCGTTTACTGTGAACTACGTTGGTGAGCGTGTAAAAGGAAAATTTGATATCAGTTCCGGTACATTCACAGCCGACAGTGAATAAACACATATACAAGGAGGACATGCTAAATGGCAAAAATAATTAACACCAAAATTGATGATGGAATTCTCATTTTTACATTCACAAATAACAAAGACGAAGTTTTTTCTTCTTTCAAACTGAATCCGACCGATATCAATGTAGCAGCACGTGCAGAGGAGCTGACAGAATATTTTGAACAATTCAAAGATTCTATTCAGAAAGTTACTTCCGGAAAAGAAATGGCAGAGTTAAATAAACAGCTCGAAGATAAGATCAACTATCTGCTTGGCTACGAAGCATCAAAAGACCTGTTTAAAGAACCAATTACCGCAACAACTGTATTCGGTAATGGCCAGGTATTTGCTTATATCGTTCTGGACAAGATCGCAGAAGCAATCGCACCGGAAATTGAAAAGAGAAAAAAGAAAATGCAGGCAGCAGTTAACAAGTATACGGAGAAATATGAAAAATGACCGCCTATGAGCTTCCCACCTCACTGAACATAAGTGGGGTGGATTTTTCTATCAGAACGGATTTTCGAGCAATCATTGATATTCTCATTGCGCAGAATGATCCAGAGTTAGACGAACAGGCAAAAGCAGTTGTTATGTTGCAGATTCTGTTCGAGGATTGGCAAAGCATACCCTCAGAACATCTTGTAGAAGCTTGTCGGAAAGCTTGCGAGTTTATTGACTGTGGTCAAGTTGACGATAGTCCGAATAAACCCAAACCTCGCTTGATGGACTGGAAACAAGACGGAGATATGATCGTTCCGGCTGTAAACAAGGTTGCTGGTAAAGAAATCAGAGCCGTTCCATACATGCACTGGTGGACGTTCTTTGGATACTTTATGGAATCCGGTGAATGCCTTTTTAATACAGTGGTTGGGATCCGTTCTAAAAAGGCGAAGGGCGAAAAGCTCGATAAATGGGAAAAGAAATTCTATCAAGAGAACAAGAACATTATTGATATAAAAACACGTCTCAGCGATGAGGAGCAAGCTTATAAAGATAAGCTGAATGAGATGTTGAACCTCAAATAGTTAGGAGGTGGACACATGGCTGCTGATGGCTCAATTATTATTGATACCAAGTTTGATACATCTGGAATTGATAATGGAGTATCAAGGATTAAACAGTCATTTAACAGCCTTGGTAGTGCTGTAAAAAAAATCGGTCTACTGATTGGTGGGGCTTTTGCAGTTGGTAAGTTAGTACAGTTTGGAAAAGAGTGCGTTGCCCTTGGTTCCGACCTCGCAGAAGTTCAGAATGTGGTCGATGTTACATTTACCACCATGTCGGATAAGGTCAATGAATTTGCAAAGAATTCAATGGTCTCAGCCGGACTGTCAGAGACAATGGCAAAAAGGTATGTTGGTACGTTCGGAGCAATGTCTAAGTCATTCGGATTCTCAGAGGCACAGGCTTATGATATGTCAACGGCTCTGACACAGCTTACTGGTGACGTAGCATCATTTTACAATATCAGTCAAGACTTGGCTTATATCAAGCTAAAATCAGTGTTTACGGGCGAAACAGAAACGCTCAAGGACCTCGGCGTGGTAATGACCCAGTCGGCACTTGACCAATACGCACTTGCAAACGGCTATGGCAAAACCACATCTGCCATGACCGAACAGGAGAAAGTTGCTCTCCGATTGGCTTTTGTGCGGAAACAGTTATCAGCCGCATCTGGAGACTTCATTCGTACTTCTGACAGCTGGGCGAACCAGGTGCGAGTGATGCAGTTGCAGTTGCAGTCCCTCAAGGCAACAGTCGGACAAGGGCTGATTAATATTTTTACACCTGTTCTGAAAGTAATCAATATTCTTCTCGGCAAACTGGCGACTCTGGCAAACGCATTTAAGTCATTCACGGAGCTTATTACTGGCAAGAAATCATCAGGTCAGACAGGTGGAAGCGGCGCAGGGCTTGCCGGAACAGATACAGTTGCAGATACGGCAGATCAGTATGGACAGGCAGCCGATAATGCAGAGAAACTGGCAGATACCACAAACGATAATGCTAAGGCAACGAAAAAGGCAAATAAAGAAACAAAAAATTATCTTTCTTCATTGGACGAAATACACAAAGCTACCTCTACAGATAGTAGCTCTTCCATACCATCTTCATCTGGCGGGAGTGGTGGAGCGTCTGGAGGATTATCTGGTGCAGTAAGCAATGTGGATTACGGAAAACTTGCAGAAGGCGAAACGACTATTAAAAAAATGTCCAAGCCGCTTGATTCCATAATAAAGAAGTTTAAAAAATTAGCCAAATTGCTATCAAAAGGATTCTGGGATGGACTAGGCGATTACAAACCGATTTTTGATGATATTAAGGAAAATATTAACTCTATCGGGAAATCCTTGCAGAATATATTTACTGATCCAGAAGTAATTGGAGCGGCAAGTGATTTTTTAGATACATTTGCCTATTCCATTGGAAGAGTATCTGGATCTTTTTCGAGGATTGGAATAACAATTGCTCAAAATCTTATTGGAGGAATAGAAAAATTTCTAAAGCAAAACACCAGTAGAATAAAAACATATTTAATTGATATGTTTGATATTGGATCTGAGGTTGCTCAAATTGAAGGAAATTTTTCATCCGCTCTAGCAGAGGTATTTTCTGCATTTGGTGGAGAAATTGCGCAGCAGATA